GAATATACAGTTGAAGTTTTGAATCCAAATACTAATGAAAAGCTGACTCATACATTTAATCTGGCAGATTGCCCGTTCACAGAACCACCAGAAGATGTTGATATGTCGACTAATAGTTTTGAAGTAAAGTTACCAGCAAGTGATCAAACAATCACGTTTAAAATATTAACTGGTAAAGATGAAAAAGAGATTACAGCTGAAACAGCAAGTCTCAAAAAATTAGGACAATCAAAAGAGATAACCACGCGGTTACGTAAAGCTATCACAGCAGTCGATGGCAATACAGAACTATCAGTAATCAACCAGTGTGTTGAAAATATGTTATCGAGGGACTCATTTGCTTTAAGAGAAGAGATGGCACGTATCGCGCCAGACATTGATCTTAAACAAGATGTTGTTCTAGAGGAGGGCGATACGGTTACATTGGACATTCCAATGGCCGTTGAGTTTTTTTGGCCTAAAGCCAGAGCATAGACCCCAGATACACGAAGATATATTCTCTCTGGTTTACTACGGGCAGGGGTTCACACATGACGACGTTTACAATATGCCCAGCTACCTACGTCGTTTTTATATCCAAAAGCTAATTAAGGTCAAAACAGAAGAGAAGAAGCAAATGGATAAAGCCAACAAAAAACCATCTGGTGTGTCACGTCCGAGCATAAAAAGATAATTAAATAAAAACCTACGTCTCTAATATTTATAAAGGAATCAAAGTAGTTCCAGGAGACCGATATGGCAAAAAAATCATACATGGATACAGACATCATCCTTAAAGAAGGATTGATGGATCTTATCGTAAAAGCACTTGCTACAAGAAAATCAAAACAAGTTAAAAAAGTGATGAGAAAAAATCCAGAAATAGCTAAAAAAATGGATCAAGCAGAAAAAATGTTGAATTCTCTTGAACAAGATTTTGAAAAGAGATACGGAAAATCTGCATACGATGATCCCAACTTACCTCCTGAAGTAAGAAAGTGGTTAAAAGAACTAAAGGAAAAATAATAAGTGGCAACTGATTTTGAACAACAAGGTGCAGAAGCTGGTGAAGATTTTGGTGAAGAGTTTATTGCTTCATTTCAAGACCAAATAAAATCATTAGATAAAGAAATTACAAAAGCGTTTAAGAAAGCTCAGTTAGGTGGGCAAAGTGCGTTTTTCAAACCTACTGTAAAATCAGTACAACTAACAAAAGCACTCATCGAAGAAATTCCAGGTGCCCTTGGGAAGAGTTTAGATCAAAGTTTAGCAGAGGCAAAGAAGTCCGGACTTTCTGCGGAAGAAATGACAAAAATATTAGGTTTAGGTTCAAAAGATTGGGAGAAAGAGATAAGGGATGCGGGATTAATAGAATCGTTAGAAGGTGCATTGACTGGTATACAAACTGCAGAGGGAGCTAGAACTGCTGCAGAGATGTTCGCCATTCAGTTTGGAGATGTGCTAGGTGAAGACTCCGAGATATTCAAAAAGATTCTGGACGGTTTTGAATCCGTAGCCAAAAACTTAGATTTATCAGAACTGGAAAAGGAATTCGAACAATCTGTGGAACAAGGAATCAGTGGAGCTTTAGATTTTATTCCAAGCAATGCCTTTACTCAAGCTCTTGGTATAGACGGAGGTATAAAATATATTGGTGAAAAACTATCAAAAGTAATGGCTGAAAAGGGCGCGTCGATAGGAGAGTTTTTTAAGAAGAATTGGGGGACAGCAGTAGCCGCTGGTGTAGCAATAGCTCTTGTTATGGCTTTGTCGTCTGCAGTAGATGATATTGGAAAAGAATTTGGTGCAATAGGTGTTGGTCAATTCAAAGGTGATTTAATGGCTGCAAATGCTGAAGCAGCTCAATTAGGTTTAGAATTTAGTGACGTAGCAGGAACAGCAAGAAGTTTATCTACTGATTTTGGTATGTCATTTCAAGAGTCAATAAAACTAGCTGGGAGTGTAAATGACACAGCAGTTGCGTTAGGGATAAGTAGTGATGAAGCTGCAGGTCTAGTTGGTATGCTTGGAGCGGTTGCGGGATTATCAGCTGAAGGTGCACAAAATTTATTAAAACAAACAGAAGCATTAGCATCGTCAGTGGGTGTAGCACCCGGTGCGGTGATAAAAGATATGGCAAACGCTTCTGAAGAAGTAGCGAAATTTACAAAAGACGGTGGTGAAAATATGGCCATTGCAGCTGTTAATGCTAGACAGCTTGGAACAAACATTGGTACTGTTGCAAAAATAGCAGAAGGATTATTAGACTTCGAGTCATCTATAAAAGCTGAAATGGAAACATCAGTGTTGATAGGTAGGCAATTAAATTTACAAAGAGCAAGACAACTTGCACTTGAAGGTGACTTAGCTGGTATGATGAAAGAGGTTGTATCACAAGTAGGATCAGAAGCTGAGTTCAATAGACTGAATGTAATTCAAAGAGAATCATTAGCTAAATCAATAGGAGTCAGTGCTGAAGAAATGGCTAAGTTTGTTAAGTTTCAAGGTAAATCGTTAGCAGAACAAAAATCAATGAGAGCTATGAGTATTGATGAACTGATTGGCGCGGATGCTATATCAGATATCACATTAGCGACTAATGCTATAAAGGCCCTTGGATTGTCAATAGCAGCAGCTGTAGCAGGTGCTATAAATTTCATGAACGTAGGAGGTAGCTTGGGAGGAATACTGCAAGGTATCGGAATTGTACTAGGTGTACTTGCAATAGGATTTGGATTATTTTATGTTAAAGGTTTATTAGCAGCAGCTGCCGCAAAAGCATTAGGAACAGCAGGAACTATATCCGCACCAGGAATTGCAGCGTTAGGAGCATCATCCGTATCACTCGTACCAATATTATTATCAATAGCTTTGATAGGTGCAGTATTAGCAGGAGTTATATTAGCAGTAGGGTTTGCTTTTAAATTAGTAGGACAAGGAATCAGTGTAGCCGCCCAAGGATTATCAGTATTGGTTGGAGCATTTACCGGTTTGATGGAAGTTTTGATTGAAGGTGGTATGACTTCAATTGGAGTACTATTCGGAATGGGATTAGCTGTTTACGGATTATCAGCTGCATTAATGGCATTGGGTGTTGCCGGAGTTATCGCAGGACCAACATTAGCAGCTTTGACAGCACTTGGAGCATTAGGTATCATTGGAGGAGCAGTAGGATTATTTGGTGGACCAGCAGAAGGTGGAGATACCGTTCAAAGTGTGAAAGATGAAGCTGTAGTTGCAGCATTAGAATCAGTTAATAACACTATTAATACTGCGCTTCTGGGCATACCAGGAGCCACATCACGTGAAGTAGTAAAGGCACTTAAATCAGCAGGAGCAGGATTGTAATGGGATTAGAAAATTTAAGAAGTGTTTTTAGTAAAATAAAACCAATTAGGAATCAGGTAACACCAGATTCTTCCAATTTAGCAAACGAAGATTTAAAAGATATCAGCATACCAGATAGAACTTCATTCGTATCAGAAACTGGACGAAAAGCCTATCAAGACATACAATTTTCAGGTAATGCTTATATTGGTTCACGTTTTACAAGATTTGATAATGTAGGTGGTGGTAATACCGGCATTGGAGGTCTGTTTAATACTGACGTTCCATATAGCAATGCTTTTAGAACAATAAACAAGCCAACCCTTAATGAAATAGCAGCAAAAGGTAATATCGTTACAAAAGCTGGGTATCCACAAGTTAAAACAGTTGTAGATTTAGTTAATGCTAGAGCAAAAGTTCCTTTAGAAAAATATAGTTCAAGTGGTCAAATAAATCTAACTGCCGGCAGTTGGTTCTACGGAGGTCAGAATAATACACCTCAGACAAATAATCTATATACAGTTGGTGGTGGTAATCAAACTAGAACGATTTCTGTAAATACAAAACAACTAAAAGCACAGGAATTAGGTAAAGGTGATTTAACATTTGATACATTATATAATCATAACCATTCTAGTAAATTCAACAGCAGATTAAGTTATGGTGCAGATGGTAGTATACCTGGTCGGAGAGGATCAGAACCTTACATTGTAAGTGCTATTCCTGAAGGTGGAGGGTTGACAGGTGGAAGACTTCTTAATTTTGGTAGTAGGGTAATGCCAATGAGTCGTGGTGCAACTGATGCAGCAAGAATTTCTTCATTCCTTTTTGGTTATAAAGGACTCGCTTGGACTGCAAAACAGCACATGTTCCAAGGTATGAACGCAAGGAATAGTCATTTTTTTAGTAATAAAAGTGTATATAGTGGTATACCAATTGTAGGAGCTATCAAGCTAAGGTCAAATAGAGGATACGGAGGCACTTTTTTAGGACTGACCTCTACTGTAAATTATACCGATTCAGTTCAAATGGATGAAAATGATCTTGGTATGACTAAGTATGGAGTTGTAAATCAAACACAAAGCCCAGCAAATAGATTAGGATTTATAGATTTTTCAGTGGTGCGCCCAGGACCTATGATCCCAGACCCATCAGATTTTCTTGGTACTAAATTACGAGACTACGTTACTAAATTGCAATCTACGTTATTGAAATTCTCACCACGTGGTGGCAGAATGTCTATTGCAGGAGGAATGTCTGAGACTAAAAACATTTCAAGACATACAGCAGTAAAAACTCCAGTACTAGGTGGAGATCCGGAATTAACTAGTGCAAAGTTAGGACCATATAGACATTTACCTGAAGGTGGTCAACCACCAACAATGAATTCAGGTATACCTGATCCATCAATGGAAAAAAGATTACCATACGAAGCACAACAGATTAATGGAAAGACTGGACTGCTGCCGGACGATGTAGGTCCAGGACCAGGTTATCCATCAAAATTAACACGAGGACGTAGAGGTAGCGGTTTAGGTGATTTGCATACATTACATCCTATAAAGTCAACACTTGATACAACAGTTGGAGACGCAGCTCAGGGAATGCCGTTATATTTTCAAGATTTGAGAGATAAGAAGTATATTGTATTAAGAGGGTATGTTTCCGGACTAAATGAACAAATTAGTCCGTCATGGGCTGAAGAGACATTTGTTGGCAGGAGTGAACCAGTTTACATATATGAAAGAGCTACAAGAACAGTAAGTTTTAATTTGAAGTTGGTAGCTATGACATCTGGAGAACTGGATAAGATATATGAAAAGCTAAATAGAATTACATCATTTTGTTATCCACAATATAAAGAAGATGCGCAATTAAATAGTCATGTTAGAATGAAACCACCACTACTTAAATTTAGGATGGGTGAGTTATATGGAAGTGATGGAAAGGAAATCACCGGTTTTATAGATTCATTAACATATACTTTTGATGATACTGCACCTTGGGAAACGTTGAAAGGTAAAAGAGTACCAAAACACATCGACGTCGCAATAACATATAAAATACTTCATTCACACGTACCGGGACTCAGTTCAACGATGAAATTTCTTCCATCTGATGGATTTATAGGTTATAATAAAGGAGAGAGTTAATGAGCAGATATTTCGAAACGCCCTTACGAACGAGAGAAAATAGCAAAACAGGAAAGTCTATAACTTCTTATTCCACTACTATATATGAAACTGTTGAAGAAAAGGATAGCGACATTAGAATATTATCAACAGACGGTGATAGATGTGATTTGCTAGCACAAAGGTTTTATGGTGACTCTTCACTATGGTGGTTTATTGCACGGGTAAATAATTTGAAAACAATGAACGTACCAGCCGGTACATCATTAAGAATCCCAGCGCAAGTGGATCAAGCCACTAGTGAGTAAAGAGTTTCATGTCTATATCAAATAGAGTTTTCGGAGAAGACATTCCAGTCATAATTAAAAAGAAACTGGAAGCACGTCAAAGAATAGCTTTAAAAACTCAAACACCTAATACAGAAATCAAACCATCATCGTATCCAGATGACAAATCAACTTATTATACGTTTGGTGCTAAACAAGGACTTTTAAATTTAAATTTTGAAGGTGAAGCTGACATATCTTCACGTACACCATTTGCTAGAATGTGGACTGCTGTAGAAATTAAACGATATGAACGGTTATCATCATATAAATTTAATAAAGATGAGGGAGCTAAAGCTAAAAAAATGGTGGAGGAGTCGACAGAAGATTTGAGATATGAATATATTAAAGATGAAGCATCATTCCGCATATTTAAAGCCGTAGCAGAAAGAGCTCAAAAAGTTTATACATTAGGAAGCCATTTATTGAACTCTGCGACTGATCCCCATAAACCAATGGATGACAGAACAAAGGGAACTTTAAGCAACGACCAAAGAAAAGCATTCTTCCCAGAAGTTTTCGAAACAAACCAAAATGAATTTTTAAGACCACCTGCAGGAATTACTTCAATATCTTCTGCAACTGAATCTGCACTGGGTGCAATAAAAAAAACTACTATCAACTTTACAGTGTACAACTTTCACGACTTTGAGCGAATTTATAGTCAATATTTTCTAAGACATGGCGCGACTATTTTTGTAGATTTTGGGTGGGATACAATGAAAGACAAGTTATATAATCCAAATGATTTGTTAAAGGAAGGTAAAATGTCAGACGTATCCGAATTTCTATTTGGGTCCGCAGATGGTGAAAAGAGAGGTTACGTTGAAAAGTCTAACGGTGACATGGATACCATTATAGGATACGTAACCAGTTTTGATGTCAAGTTTACTGATAATGGTGGTTTTGAATGTAGCATTGAATTAACATCAAAAAATGAAGCATTGTTAAGTAAAGATATGCAAAATGTGATACGAGCGCGTATGAAAAAACAATTGGACGTAGAAATACTTAGATATGCGACAGCAGGATTTGCATCAGCCTCTTCACAAAATGCCGCCAAACAATTATTGAACGCTAGTAAGGCGTGGGGGAAGAATGCTGAATCACTTGAGGATTGGGAAAAGGTATTTTATCTGTTCGCAGAAGAAAATCTACGAGGTTCAGGGGTACAAACCGTTCCAAGCAAAATGCATACTAAGATAGGTGTGTTTTATGGTCAAGAAGGTAATTCAAAAGCTGTTTTTATAGCGTGGAGTTTATTTGAAGATTTACTGCTTAATACTGAATTTGGATTCATCGATACAACCAAAACAGTGACCAAAAACGAATTAGGTATCAAACCTTATTTTCACTCAGGAAATTGTTTTATGAGATGGAACTTAGATCTATTTAGGTACCAAAGATACAGAAGTGATATAACTAAAGCAACATTTTTATATCCAGAAAAGTGGGATCAGGGTGATACATATGATCATTCAAAGTCTCCTATATCTGGTGACCCATCATATGCATTTAGAGTACCGGATGAAGGTGGGGATCCTATTTTACTTGATAAATCATATACTAAATGGGACATGAAAAGGAATCAGGTCCCAATGCGAGAAGTGTTTATAAACGTAGATGTTATTAAAGAGTCGTTGGATCAAGCAAAAGACGTTGGTAGCATGTTAAAGTTTGTAATAAAATCAATAAATAATGATATGGATGGATTAATAAATTTACAATTATCTTCGGGTGGAGTTAATAATAAAATGAGTGTATCGGATGCAAACTTACTGCAATTAGAAAATAAAGAAAGTCCAAAGAGTGGCTGGTTTGACAAGCTGTTTAAGTTTAAACCATTAGACCCCGGTACTTTAGTAAAAAGCTTCGACATATCAATTTCACCACCAGAAGGTGGATTGCAAAATATTATTGCCATACAATCATCTGGTGGTGCATCAAATGCATTTCCTGCTACTGATATCGTCGATAAGCAGATAGCATTATCGTTATTAGACGACATTAATCCAAATGAATTAAACCCATCCTCAAGAGTAGTCATGTCGTACATGCCAGATGATGGTAAATACAGAGCTACAAAACTAGACGAAGACCAATCATTTACTCAGAGGAATTTTGCATCAAGCGACGACATGTTTTCTAATGATTCCTACTTTAAAAGTTTAAAAGCTAATAAACCAGTGAAGGAAGAAAAGTGGGGAGAATTACTTAGTGCGGCTGATGAAGACGGTATGGTGATTGATGATACCGATCCAGATGATTATAAAATTGAAGAGGACAAAAATGCAGACAAAAATAAAGTAGCAGATGCAGATAGACAAGCGGAAAATGCACGAATGCAAGGAAAAACTGTTGCTGACACCATTGGTCAGTATTATTTACACTTAGCCAAATCACATATATTCGGAAGTCAGATACAAACTATATTACCAATAAACGTATCATTAGATATTTATGGAATATCTAATTTGGTTCCCGGTGACCTATGTAGAGTATCTTACCTACCTAAGAGATACAGAGAACGTACATTCTTTCAAATTTTAAGAGTTGCTCAAGAATTAAATAGTGGAACGTGGACTACTAAATTAGATATGGTGTGTAGATTCCGAAATAACATAAAAGAAGCAAACCACAAGAAAAAAGCTTCAGCTGATGTGATATTGAATGTAAACTCTTTGTCCAACTATAGATTAGCTCATTGGGAAAATTACAATGCTTTTCCTAAATATATAAATGAATTACGACCTGTGGATATATTGGATCGAAACTTTGATCACATTGATGCAGTATTGCAGTTTAAGACGAAGAATATTAAGACCGGTTTATTAATACCAATACCAACAAATGATCTTGATGAGTGGAAGGGTAACTGGTCAGGTTATGGAGCAGCATTTGAAATACGAGGTAATTGGTGGAGTAGCGCCCACGGTAATAATTTAAAAATAGACACACATAAAACAATGGAAAAACAGCACCAAGGTAGTGATCATCATCCATCATATAAATTAGTTCCATCCAACAAAGACTACACATATTATTTAGTTATATCAAATTCAGGTGAACAGGACCAACGTTGGTGGTGTGTAACAACAATTCCACCAGGTACTCCTGAATTCAAAAGACTTTTTGATTGGGATTGTGACAACATTGGTAAAGATGAAAAGAAAAAAATTCCTCAGTTCAAATAAGCAAGTTGTTTGAAATAAATTTACATATATATTAGTAATAGGTTATGAATACGGTTATCGCAATACCAATTTTTGCTGATATTCACCGACACCCCTTACATAAAGATAATTATCTATCACTAATTTATGTGAAACCGCTTGGTGAAGAATCTAAGATGTTGACTATAAATCACGTCGATATGATTGAGCAAGATGATTATACTTTCCTATTACACGAACAAATATTAACTCCATCTAAAAAGAAGATGTTGTCGTTTATCCCAACACCAAACATTTATGATATGGATCTATTAAATTATTATCTATATAACAAACCAATAAATACAACAGACATCAGAGTGGATGCAATAGAAGTGATGACCAGTCGATATTATAAAGTAAATGATGTTAATGCTGTGATACCACTATACAAACATCAAGAGTGGTGTGATGTGGTGGCTGAACAAATAGAAGCTATATGGGATTTGAAAGACACTATAAATTGGGATTCGTACGAAGAGTATAACCACGAAGCTGTATTAGCATATTATAGTATAGAAAAAAATGGAGTTCCGGTTAGTAATGATGTTGTTGATATATTTGATGATAGGGTAATAAGACACTTGTCAGATAGAAAACTATATTCAGATTATTTCTTATGCACATCTGCAGGACGTCCAAGCAACAGTTTTGGATCTGTAAACTTCGCAGCTTTAACTCCAGAAACTAGAAAGAGTATTAAAACACGTAAGACTGAATTAATTGAATTTGATTACGACGCATATCATGTACGTATTTTAGGTGATATAATAGACTACGATTTTCCAGAAGAATCAGTTCACGAACATTTTAGATCATTCTATGGACCGTCAGTTAGTTATGAAGATAGTAAGGCATTGACGTTTAGATATCTATATGGAACAATACCACCAGAAGTTGTTCAACTAAATACTTTCTTTGCAAGTGTGTCAGATCTGTCAGATTTATTTTGGAAAGAATTTGAAACTAAAGGTTATGCGGAAACTCCAATCTTTAAAAGACGGATATTAGCTTCTAATTTTCCAGACATGACACAAAATAAGCTATTGAATTACATAATTCAAGCAACTGAAACGGAACGTAATATTAAAACAATAATTAACATTCAGAGATACTTATATAAGAAACAGACTAAACTAATTTTATACGGCTATGATAGTTTTTTATTTGATTATGATAGTTCGGATGGGGACCGCGTATTGGAAGACCTTAGAAACATCTTAGAACAAGATAAATATATCGTAAAGGTGAAACGAGGAACAAGTTATGAATTTTAATATCGACAAAATATTATCAGAGGTATCATACCGAGTACAAAGTGGAGCTCCAGACTTCACTAACCCACTTCATTTAATAATATTAGAGCAAGTATTACAGGAAAGATCTTATCCAAGAGAATTTATTGAAGGGTTACTAAAATCATTAAGGAATGAAGCAGAAGCATCTAATAAAGTTAAAAAATGGAATATTAAAGCAAAGAGATGGGTTCATATAGATATAAATGGGAAAACATTTAAAGAAAATCCAGATAATTATTCTGATAGTGAAGAGGCTGACGAAGAAGATGGTGATGAATCGGAAAATAAAGATGGAGGAGTGTGGGAAAATTTTAAAGCGATGACTGTTACCAAAATGAAAAAAGCTGGTATGATGGACGACACAGGAAAAATTACATTACCGTTTGGTAAAAACAAACTTGGGATCCGGATGGGTAAAAAGACTGGTGGTGATTATAAACAACGTTTAGTTGACGTATTAAACAATCCAGTATTACAAGAACCAGAAAATGCACAGCAACTTGAGAACATGCTTAATGCGTTAGAAGATTATAGAAATAATCCGAATGATCCAGAAGCTCTACAACGAGCATTAGATGCAGCTAAAGCGTTATTAGCCACCGGAGCAATCGACGTCTCCATATCAGAGTTAGGAAATCCACCAAATAATTATATAAGTGTACGAATCAATAATGCCCCTATATACACGTTCGATCCAGGACCTCATACAGACTCAATAGTAGATGCAGCAAGGGAAAATGGAATAGCAAAACGTAAAGGAGCTTCTGACTCATCTAAATGGAAACCTCAGGCACCCGGTGGTCAAGGGCTCTTACCTGAACAGCACAAGCCTGCTGAAGAAATTGGTGAACCATTAACTTCATTAGGAGTAGGTACTCGAGGTCAGAGGTACGGAAAAGGTCAAGAAGCACGAACAGAAATTGGTAGCACATTACAATCTGTCATCGATCAAGAGATAGCAAAGGGAGATAAGAGCGGTTTCTCAAAAGCAGAGCTAAAAGCAATGCAGGATTATGTCAACCTTTTAAATGATGATACGATGGATCCTGAACAGAAGAAAGCAGCGCTTAAAGAAGCGTTTTTGAAATTACGTCAATCTTCAACAGAACCAAATGAAGTACATAAAAATTTTGGAGAAATACACGCAGCAGCTATGCTATCGATAGATTTTCCAGACGGTGAAATTATATTTCCTATGGAAGGGAATGCAGGCTTCCACGATTTTGTTATGGTGTTTGGAGATGAAGCTAGTGGATACAAAGTAGTGGAATTTCCAGTGAAAGCGTGGGGGACTTCAAAAGGTGTTGGATCATCTTGGAAAACTATTTATAAATCCTTTACGTTTAATGACACACCAGAAGCAGACAGAGCTCAAGAAAATTTAAACTGGTTAGCAGATACTATAGGAGGTATGTCTTCAGCAGCTCAAGATAGGGTACTTGATGATGAAAATGATCCAACAACACAGCGGACTAGAACAGCAATAACAGAGATGTGGGATTCAATGGATGAAGAAACACAACAAGCTGTTTTAGATAGAATAAATGAATTCCTAGATCCACCTATTAAAAGTTTTGATGAGTTAAGTACTCGAGACATGTATGGTTTCTTTGCAAATAAAGCATTCATGCAAGAAGCGTTATATGAAGGAGCAGTTGAACCACATGTAAATCACGAAGAAACAGCTCGTCGAGCTAGATATTGTTATGTTTCTGATGACGGAACAGTTGAAGTTAGAGAAAATAGTGTATCATGTTATAAATTTGGATCACCAAAAAGAGAAAAAGCAATTGAAGGGAAACCGTACAAAAGAGGTCAGGTAATACATACGTTTAAACATGATTGTCCACCGGTGGTAGAACCTAGTAAGTAGTTATGAAAACTCAACTACTATGTACCTTCACGCCTAAGTCATCTTTGGATGCAACGGTGGGAGACATCAAAAAGAATTATGATATTGCGTTTAATAAAATATATGTGCTACAGAATGAAAATCAACCAAAAGAATTAATATGTACTTACAATGTAGAAGATCACGAAGGGTTAGATTATAATAGAGTATCCAATACAATTTCTTTACATAGGAAAAAACACACTAACACATTATATACAATTAATGCGTTAAATGAAGTAATAAAAAATTTGAATAATGGACTTTTGGATACTACTTATAAGATACCTTGGGAAAATTATAGGAACGTAATTATGGTTACTAATTCAGACGGTTTAAATAAAATTCACACAAGAATTTTTCAAATAATAAAAATATAAGTTATTGGAGATAAAAATGAAGGTTATTACTCAATCAAATCTATATTTTTTCTATACTGTTGGATGTGGCTGGTGCAAACGAGTCGAACCAATAGTAGATGAACTAAATAAAGAAGGTTATGACATTCTAAAATTAGATTTAGAAGACAAAACTAATAAAGAGATACACACAGAACTTAAAGAAGAATATAAGATTAAGTGTGGTACCCCTGTATTCATCGATGCTGAAACTGGCAATTACATATGTGGTTACAGAGAGAAGGATGATTTAGAAAAGTGGGCTAACGGTGAAAAGGTTGAAGCACCACCGCGACCTGCAAGTCCGATGCCAAGAGTTCCTTTTTTTGAAGCATCAAAGAAGGCAATTAATAAATGGAAAAAAGACTATAAAGTATGGGTTGATGAAAACAGTCATCTTCCTAATATAAAATCAGCTAAAGATTTGTTGGCACAGCCACGAGTCAAATCTACACCTCCACCTCCACCACCAATACACGCATCCTTAGAAACAGTGCAAAACTGGACAGCAGAACATGATGAGTGGAGAAAAGAGAATAATCACTTACCTCGATTGGTAACAGCAAAAGCTATATGGAAGCAAATGTTGAACAATGCACCGAAAACTAAAACAGAAAATGTTGGATTGGAACAGCGTTTGTCAGTTTTAGAACATAAAATAGATATGTTATTAAAACATCTAGGAGCATATAAACCAAATGAGACGACGTCCTAATCCAACAGTAGATAGAGAACCAACTGAAGACGAGCTCAAAAACATTGAGCGAGTAGAACAAATGTTAAGTGAAGAAACTCCAGATGAGTTTCCTTCGAGGATGAGAATGGCACGTAACTTAGCAACAGATCATTGGAAATCTTTAAAGGCTTTTGTAAAGGGCGAAAAGGTATTAACCACTCAAGAAGAAGCCGTCAGACGATGGAAAATTTGTGAACAATGTCCTTTCTTAAAGTACGATGAAACAAATCCAGACACTGGGAAGAAGGACGGACGATGTTTACATTGCGGATGTTTTATGAATGTTAAAGTTCATTATCACACAAGTGAATGTCCGGACAAAAGATGGTAAATTAAGAAGGAAATCAAAAAAGTTCGACTGTTTAGGACTTGCACTTCATATATATTATCAATGGTTATACAACAGTATAATAAAACATAAAACATAAAACATAAACACTAAGGAGAAATGTCATGGACATTGAACAAATCAAATCGCGATTAAGTCAATTGCAAAAAACCTCAAACACAAGTAATAATTTTTGGAAACCACCTGCAGGAAAAACGCAGGTTCGTGTAGTACCTTACAAATTCAATAAAGAGAACCCTTTTATTGAATTGTACTTCCATTATAATATGGGAAATAATAAGACATATCTGTCACCCGTTTCCTTTGGAAGACCTGATCCAATTAATGAGTTTGCTGGTAAGTTAAAATCGACTGGTGATCGTGATGAGTGGATCCAAGGTAAGAAACTTGAACCAAAAATGAGAACATTCGCACCAGTAGTTGTTCGAGGAAAAGAACACGAAGGTGTTAAGTTTTGGGGTTTTGGTAAAACAGTTTATCAAGAACTTCTTGGATTTATCGCAGATCCCGATTACGGTGATATCACTGATCCAATCGGTGGTCGAGATATGGTTGTAGAACGTCAGACTCCAGCAGAAGCTGGTAATCAGTATGGTAAGACGACCATTCGAGTGAAACCTAACCAAACTCCTATTACTGAGGATAAGGAAGTGTTGGAAACCATCTTTGAAAGTCAAGTTAAAATAGCTGAACTTTACGATGAACCAGCATATGAAGATCTTCAGACAGTGCTAACAAGTTACCTGAATCCTAACGAGGAAGGTGATGGCACAGATTCGACTAAAGAAGCATTAAATCCACCAGCTAAGAAAGATGCTGTAGCTGATGTAGATGATGCTTTTGACCAACTATTCAATAGTTAATCAATCAAAAAATAATGACATTAGGTGGAGCTTAAACTCCACCTAATAGATAGGAGTGCGTATGGCAAAAACACAAAGAGAAGATCAGCTTGCACAAGTCATTCACGATGAACTTAATAAGCAGTTTAAACATCAACAAGTAGCGTATTTCCTAGGTGATCAAAGTTCACCAACGGATGTTACTGGTTGGATATCAACCGGATCGTCTATGCTTGACATAGCGATATCAAATAGACCTAACGGGGGAATCGCAGTAGGTAAAATTACTGAACTTAATGGGTTGGAAGGAAGTGGTAAATCTCTTATAGGTGCTCACACTCTAGCTTCTGTACAGAAGATAGGTGGAGTAGCAGTTTATATAGATACTGAATCAGCAACATCACCCGCGTTTTTACAGGCTATTGGAGTTGATAGCACCAAAATGCTATATGTTCAACTTGAAACTGTTGAAGAGATATTTGAAGCGATAGAGCATATCGTAACAAAGATCAGAGAATCAGATAAGGATAGAGTAGTTGCTATCGTAGTTGATTCTTTAGCTGCTGCAACTACTAAGGTAGAAATGGAAGCAGACTTTGACAAAGATGGTTGGGCTACAGCTAAAGCTATTATCATATCAAAGGCAATGAGAAAGATCACAAACATGATTGCACGTCAAAAAGTTGCTTTGATATTTACAAACCAATTGAGACAAAAACTTGGTGTAATGTTTGGAGACCCTTGGACTACAAGTGGTGGAAAAGCGTTACCTTTTCACGCGTCGACAAGAGTACGATTGAAAAACGTCGGTCAGATAAAAGACACTACCAAGAAAACAATTGGAATGAGGATAAAAGCTCAGGTTATAAAAAACAGATTAGGTCCACCACTCAGAACAGCTGAGTTTCAATTATACTTCGATAGAGGTATAGATGATTTAGGTGGTTGGCTAACAGTTCTAAAAGAACATAAGCTCGTATCAGTCACAGGAGCGTGGTATACGCTCACAAAAGAAGATGGTGAGAAGATAAAGTTTCAATCCAAAGATTGGGATGAAAAGATATTATCAGATCCAGAACTTAAAGATTACGTTTATTCGTTAATTTGTGACAAGTTAATACTAACTTATCAAACTGAAAAGTTAGGTATTGACGATGTTGAAGAAACAGATACGGTGCTAGATGACATCTAATCAACTAAATGAAAAGTATTTGTCCATCCTAGATCAGATTAAGGATGAACACAGAGAGTCACTATCAGTAGATCAAAATAGTAAAGTTTTGATTATAGATGGATTAAATACTTTCATTCGTGGTTTTAGCGTCAACCCTGCATTGAATGATGATGGGTTACATGTCGGTGGAATAATTGGTTTTCTGAAGTCACTAAGATTCACTCTGGAAAAGATAAAACCAACCAGGTGCATAATTGTCTTCGATGGCAAGGATGGCGCTAAACGACGTCGAAAAATTTATCCTGATTACAAGGGCACAAGAAAAGTTAAACAAAGATTTAATCGTAACGTTGATTGGGGTACAGCTCCTCAAGATGAGGAGCAATCTATGAAACAGCAATTGGGTCGCTTGATAAGATATTTAGAATTATTACCAGTGACAATAATTTCTGTTGACGGAGCGGAAGCAGATGATGTAATTTCTTATATAACAAAACAATTGTTGAAGGACAGCAACATCGTAATAATGAGTACAGATAAAGATTTCTTACAATTAATAGATGATAGAATTACAGTGTGGAGTCCAACTAAGAAATTGTTATATAATAAAGACAGAATATTAGATGAGTATGGAATACCAGCTAGCAACTTTCTTACGTATAGAGTTTTGGAAGGTGACAAATCAGATAACATTGGTGGACTTCCGGGAGCTGGATTAAAAACTATAAAAAAATACATCGAACCTATTACTAACGAAGAAAGTTTTGACATACAAGCGTTATTGCAGTATTCTGAACAGACGGAATCCAAATATAAATTGATAGAACAACTGAAAAGTAATATCTTTTTATTGAAACGCAATTACTTATTAATGCAGCTTTTTGACGTTGATATATCTAATCACGTAAAGCTGAGAATTCAGGAATCAATTAGGAGAAACGTACCTCAGCTGATCAAATATAAGTTTTCGACGCTTTTTATACAAGATAAATTATGGGCACAGATACCTGATATGGGTTCCTGGCTCACAGAATTCGTTCGTTTAGATAGGTTTCAGGAGGAGGAGAATGGCACTGACTAAACTCAGTGAATTTGGGCACAACTTCCAAATAAAAAGCATTGTGTGTTTTATGACACAACCAAACTTTTTACAGCAGGTACATGATATAGTAGATGAAAAGCTATATGAGGGAGAAGCGATGAAGTGGGTAGTTAAACAGTGTAGGGAGTATTTTAGAGAATACAAACAACCCATCACTCTAGATGCGTTTAAAGTTAAAGTGAAGGATATTAACAATGATGTATTGCAAACAACTACCATTGAATTACTTAAAGATGTGTATCAGCATTTTGGTGCAACTGATCTACAATTCATTCAAGACAAAACATTAGACTTTTTTAAGAATCAAGCTCTCAAGAATGCAATAGTAGAATCAGTAGATGTTCTTGAACAGAAAGGTGATTTTGAACTCATTAGAAAGTTGATCGATACCGCTCTAGCTTCAGGTACAGAGCGAAACATTGGACACGAATATTTTGAAGATATAGATTTAAGATATGAAGAAATGGCTCGACATACTGTTGCAACACCTTGGCCTGTAATAAATGAACTAACTCAAGGTGGATTAGCTTCTGGGGAGTTAGGAGTTATAGTTGCTCCGGCAGGTGTCGGTAAAAGTTGGATATTAGCAGCTATAGGAGCTGGTGCAATCAGGAATGGAAAAACTGTAGTGCATTACTCGCTTGAGCTTAATGAAGCTTATGTAGGTTTACGGTACGATAGCATTTACAGTGGTGTAGCAAATCAAAATTTAAAATATCATAAAGAAGAAGTAAAAGCTGCATTAAAACCTATTAAAGGAGAGCTGTTTATCAAATACTATCCGACAAAGACAGCATCAGTTAACAACTTATCAGTTCATTTAGAGCAGATGATAACATTAGGTACTAAACCTGATATGATTATCGTTGATTATGCTGATATAATGAGAGATGCTCAAAATAGTAAAGAGGTTAGGCATGCGTTAGGAAACGTATATGAAGATTTACGTGGACTAGCAGGTCAGTTTGATATACCAGTTTGGACTGCATCACAAGCTAATCGCAGTGCGTTGGATGAAGATGTCATCGAAGCTCAAAAAGTTTCAGAAAGTTATATAAAAATAATGACTGCAGATTTTGTAATGTCTTTATCACGTAAGGTAGAAGATAAGATAGCGAACACCGGTAGGTTTCACATAATCAAAAATAGATTTGGACCAGATGGGATAACTTATCCAGCAAAAATTAACGCAAATACTGGAATGGTAGATATCTATGAGTCGGGGACTGTTGAAGGAAAACAACAACAGCATAAGATAGATAATAGAGATAATTTAACAAGAAAACTGCTGTCAAGTAAATATGAAGACTTGATGGGGGAAGGATAGGAAATGAAAGTGGACCGGTTTAGCTTATCAGAAAATTTTATAAATAAATATAAGAGAAGAAAGCCACCTTTTGGTTTTAACGGACTTGGTGAGATTGTGTATATGAGAACATATTCACGGTTAAAAGAAGATGGTAAGAACGAGAGATGGTGGGAGACGGTTCAACGAGTTGTTGAAGGTACGTACACTATGCAAAAGGATTGGATTGATTCACATCAATTAGGTTGGAATCCTTGGCAAGCACAAAGATCAGCTCAAGAAATGTACGACAGAATTTTTAACATGAAGTTCCTACCTCCTGGACGTGGACTATGGGCTATGGGAAGCCCAATTACTGAGGAACGCAAATTATATGCAGCATTGAATAATTGTGCGTTTGTGTCCACTAAAACTATAAAAGATGATTACTCTAAACCATTTACTTTTTTAATGGATGCCAGTATGTTAGGTGTAGGAGTCGGTTTTGATACAAAAGGAGCAGGTGAGGTTATGATTAAATTACCTAATCCAAATAGAGGTATCGAAGATTATGTAATTCCAGATACACGAGAAGGTTGGGTAGAATCATTAAGGTTATTATTAGAGAGCTACTTTCATGGAACAGCAGAAATTTCTTTTGATTATACTTTACTTAGACCGGCAGGAGCACCAATCAAGGGTTTTGGTGGTGTATCAAGTGGACATGAACCATTAGAAGACGTTCATGAGGAGATTAGAAAGATATTAAATAAAAATGTAGGAAATCCTATAACTACAACAACTATTGTTGATATTATGAACCTTATAGGGAAATGCGTAGTCGCCGGCAATGTTAGAAGGACTGCGGAAATTGTATTTGGAGACTATCACAACGAAGAGTATTTAGATTTAAAAAATTATGAAGTCAACCCACATAGGGAACAATATGGATGGACAAGTAATAATAGTATCTTTGCTGAACTCGGTATGGATTATACTGATGTATGTAAACGAATCGTGGATAATGGTGAACCTGGTTTTGCTTGGTTAGAAAATATGAGAAAGTTCTCCCGTATGCAAAATGGTGGTGATGATAAAGACCATAGAGCTGCTGGTGGAAATCCATGTTTAGAACAAACATTAGAAAGTTACGAGCTCTGTTGCTTAGTAGAAACATTTCCAGCAAATCACGTAGATTTAGCTGATTATAAGAAAACGTTGAAATATGCGTATTTATATGCCAAAACTGTAACACTCGGAAAGACACATTGGCCTGAAACTAATCGTGTTATGTTGAGAAATCGGAGAATTGGTTGTAGTGTGAGTGGTGTTG